GAAGTTCAACTTGATCTTGTTGGAAGAAGAACCAACAGACTCGTCACCAGTGAATTGAAGTTGCTCAATCAAGTACTCGTGAGGGTTCTGTGCCATCTTGCGGCGCTCATCGGTGTCAAGGAAGACATAGTCGATGTAAAGGGAAGCAGCAACAAGAGATTGTTGGTAAGCAGTGGAAACAGAAAGAGTTCCGCTTGTTCCGTCAAGTTGCTTGACAGCCCACAAGCACTCACCAATAGGACGGAAATCAATGTTGATCTTGACTTCGTGGTATTGAAGAGCAATCAAAGGAAGGGCAAGTCCAGGGTTGCGGCAGAACCAGAAAAGAAGAGGGATGTAAAGAGTGGTCTCAGGAAGAGCCTTGCGAGGGGCGCATACCTGGGAAGGACCGCCAGCAGCAGCACAAGGTCCGCTGATGTCAGCAAAAGAAGGATCAGTGATGTAGGTAAGTTGGGTGGTATTACCGATCATCTTGAAGTATCCGCGTTGTTGTTCAGCAGACATGGTAAGTTGGTTCCAGATGTGCATCCAGTCACCGTATTGACGGTCAATGCGTTGACCACCAATCTCGACCTCAACCTGGGCAATAAGTTGCTCACCAGGGAAATCTAACCAACGAGCATACACACCGGCATCACCAGTAGCCTTCATGTCCTGGTTGATCTCAGGAAGAGTTACTTGAAGGTAAGTGCGGTAGCAAAGATCACCGTTTCTGCTGATAGTACAGGTGACACGGCGACCGAAATCGGCTTGACCAGAGAATGTCTGCTCAATAGATTCCATAGCAAAGTTGGTATGGCGTCTGTAGGACACCTTCCAGAAGGTAATTTCAGGGGTTCCGGTAAGGAATACGTCTTGGGCGCCATAGGCGACGAGTTGCATAAGTGCTCCAGCCATTTTTTCTTATATACTGTTGTAATAGAAAATAATTTTGGATTTTAATTAAATTAAATTTATTTTTATAAAGTGCCATTTTTACAAAAATAATAACTTTGTTACTAGTTTTAAGTTGTTTTTTGTTAAAGTTTTAATTATTCATTTAAAATGTTTAAAAATGAATAAAAAAGTTTTGCTAAATACTTTTGGGTATTCCATTAATTCAAAACCACACCATAGCAGTGTTAAAACAAAAGGACCAATTTAATCTTTCTAAATATGTAACGATAATGAGTTGAAATAAAGTATTATTATTTTGGAAAGTCATTTTATGGTGTCAATATCAAAATTAGACAATAAAAATTGTTCTAAATATTCTTCTTTGAACACTTCTTTTTTATTTTCATGCTTTTTTACAAAAGTATAATTATCATTTTCTTTCTTGACTGTCCACCCTTTTTCTAAAGCATTCATTACAAACACCATTATTTTTAATTGTTTCGAATTTATATTTTCGGGTTTGTAATCTATGTATATATCGTTATTCATTGTATAAATTAGTAAAATAATTAATAATAGTTGTTTTACTTTATTAGAGTCACTTATATCCTGATGTTGGTACGTATACAAGATTTCCTTTTTTATCAGTAGTCATCATCATCGCTTGATTTTTTTTGCGTGTTGATCTTCTAAGTTTTGGTGGATCATTTAATGTGTTTATAACATTTTGAATGTTCTCATTAGTAGTATTAATAACATTATCAATATCATCATCATATATTTCAGGATACTTAGGTACGTTTTCATTGTTTTCAACCATCGAATATTCCAGTAATGTGTTTTCTTGAATTTTATAAGAAGCGTCTAACTGGTTTTTATTAGATTTCATTACATTTATTATAGTATTAAGAATATTTTGATAATTCTCTTCGTTTTTGGTATTTTCTGAATTCTCAGACTTCATTTCCCAATCATATTGATCTATAAAAAAGTTACTTAAAACATTCAACAACTCATTATAATTTATCATTGATTCCAATAATGTAAAGGGATGTGTATCATCAAAACCATTTGTTTCATTTGACTCTTTTAAATTAAAATTTTGTTTTTTTATAGTTTTTATTTTTTCAGCAATATCATTAATATTGCCTCCATTTTGCGGTTTACTTTCTGAATCCTTCATTAAATTGGGGTTGTTTATTAAAATGAATTTACCGATGATTGTTAATGCTACTTCACATTGTTTTAATATATGTGTTCTTCGAATAACCTTATCAAATGATTTTGTTAATCTATCCATTGGATTTGCTTCACGGACCACCTTATTTTGTTTCATAAGTCTAGTTATATTTCTTATTGAATTATTTATAATACTTTCCATACTTGGCGAACTATCTCCTATTTTTTTACCAACACCCGGAAAATAAGTTTGTGTTACTGGTTCTTTTCCCATTTTATTAATTCTATTATTAATCTTTATCAATTCACGTTGTAAATTCAGTTTACCTATATCTGAAAAATTCTTAGGATATCTATTTAAATCTTCTAAAATAATATTTTTACGTTCTTGTAATTGTTCGCTTGATAAATTATCAAATTCTGTTTTTGTGGTAGTAGTTTGTGTTTGTGTTTGCGTTTCTGAACCACCATGAATCTTCCGTTTTCTTTTCGTTCTACGTTTTTTTATTGTTTTGCGTCGTTTCGTCCGTTTCATACGTTTTTTTCTATTTTTTTTACCACCTGTTTTTATACCATATTGAGCACCGCTACGTGTTATTCTTACCTGAGATCGTAAGTTATATGGTTCGCGAATAAAACCTCCGGTTCGTTCTTCATTAACAATTTCATTGACTGATAATATAGGTTCCGGTGCTGTTCCATCATTAGGACTAGGTTCTATTACTGTTTGACTTGTTTTTTGCTCTACATTATCTATATCTTCAGGTTCTATTACTGTTTGACTTGTTTTTTGCTCTACATTATCTATATCTTCAAAATTAATAGTTTCTTCTAATACCATATCTTTATCAACTATTGATTTTAAATTTAATGAACAACGACTTTCAGTATCCAAAATCATTTTACCTGTTTCTTCATCTTCTTTTAAACCAAAGGATACGTATAAATATATTTTCAATTCATCTTGACATCTATTATAGAGTTTGTTTAAGATAATCGTAAAAATAATAGAGAATGTTACATTTTTTTGAACAAGAGGTTCAGTACTCAATGTAAATTGTTTAAACACATAATCGTCAATATTTTCAGTAATAACAACAAAATCGGGTAAACACAAAGATACACCCAATGGAGTTTGATAAGATTCCTTTTTTAATTTACTACGCCAATACCGTGGATTTTGAGTTCCGCTATAAGGATTACATGAATCAAAACGTTCTTTTGTAGTACTTGCTATTTTTAATTGAGACATTACATTATATATCTTTTTATACGGATCGTTATTTAATGAATTATTATTTACCGTAGAATTAATAATAGATGCAATTTGATTAAGACCATTTTCAACGTTTTCAATGATAATATAATTAGATATATTGTTTTGTAATTGATCTGTCATAGTAGTAATATCATTTAAAAACTTAATTCTGTTTTCTATATCACTCTTAATAGTCTCTTCATTTTCTTCGTTTGGGTTTTGTTTCTTAATATGTTCGTCGTAACCCTTTTTCCATGTATCATATGTATCTTCCGATACTTCAATCTCCATAAATCCAAACGAATTTTCAACAATATTTGTCATATAAAAATTTATAAATGTGCGTGACATAAATAATATTGACAATAATGATTGGTATACAATATCACCTCTAGCATGTTGGTGATAAGCATCATCGCTAAGTAAATAATTATAAATTTCTTGAATATAAGTTTGAATAGCACCCAAAGAATCTTTTATACTATAAATTTTGGCATCGATTTTTGTGTTTAACGGTTGACCATTTTCCAATTTTTGCACTTCATTAAATTTTATACTATGTTCTTTTTCCTTTCTTTCAATTGACAATTTGATTGAATCTAGTTTTGTTTTAGGTGTAGTAACCGATTCTTTTAAAGTTTTACTTAAAAATATAAGAGCACCATAATGATTTGTGAAAATTACAATAGGAGCACCATAATATATTGCAGATACAACCGCAACACGATCAAATGATAAAAACGCATGAATACCATTACTTTCTTCACTAATAATTTGTACGTTATTATTTGAATTTGTTGGTACAAATCGTTTATAAGATAATTTAGAACGACATGCTGTTACTGCTTGACCGTGATCTCCAAATTTTTTTGACATAATTCTCATTTTCCCACTATTGGAGATATATTTTTGGAATTCATAAGTTGTACCTATGTCTTCATTTAACTCACCACATTGTTTAGAGGTCAAATGAATAATTATATCCTGTTTTGGGAGTTCCGTTATTGATTGCGCCTTATTTGAATTATTCTTTCGACTTAGATAATAATTTTCACCATCTTTTACCACAAGAGTTGTATTTGCCGACTCGATAAAATTTTGAACTGTCTTTCTTTCATGTA